AGATTACTGCCTGGTTTCGGCGGAACAACAAGTAGAATTGCCGGAACAGTGGGGGGGAGTAGGAAGGGGCGGACAGCCTAGAACACCCTTACTCCAAGGCAGTGCACAGATAAGACGTATCAGACAGGCCGGATCATCTTTGGAACCTGGACAAGGGCAGGGATTTCTAGGAAGTATCCAGGCCGGAGCTGATCCTAAGTCATTCGATGAGCTTTTCCTGTCCTTATTGGGCAATAGAAACGGTTTAACAGGAAGATAAAAGTGAAGGCGCGGATAGTTAAAAAACTTGTAAAATGTTCTTTTGGTCACTCTTTTCAATACAGTCCGCAACAAAGGACGAAAGTAAATAAATATTTAGATAACAAAATGAAGAAGTTTTTATCTAAGGCACGTAGAAAAAAAAAGAATGGCAACGATATACTCCTTCGAAGACTACCTTGGGCAATAGAAAGATTAGATGAAATAGCAAATTAAATGGCAGGACTCACCCGTAAGGAATTAGTTCCTAAATTAGACCGTATGCGGAATTCTCTGAAGAATGACCGGGATATATGGTTACAGGACTGTAAAGAGATAGCGAGGCTTTTCTACCCTAAACAGCTTCAGTCTTTGAATGAGGAACAACATCCGCAGAATGAGAAGAAAACCAGACTGAACAACACGGCTATGTCCAGTATGCCTATTATCGCACTCAGTCAGATGGCCGCAGGACTTCAATCGGGGTTGGTCACTCCTGGCAGGCCTTGGTTTAAAAGGGGACTGACTGATCTTGAGCTTGAGAAGAGTTCCAGAGTGAGAGAGTGGCTTGATGAAGTCACTAAGATAGAACTGGAGATATTGGCCCGTACTAACTTCTATGATAATATATTTCTTCTGTTCAAATCAGCCGGTTCTTTCGGTTCAGGCTGTATGTTCGTACTTCCTGATGAAGATAAACACGTAAGATTCAAAACTCTGGAAGTAGGGACGTATTACATGGCCGAGAATAAGGCCGGAGCTATAGATATGATCTTTCGTGAAATGAATATGACCGCCCGGATGATATGGGAGGAGTTCGAGGAAGCTAACGGAGAGATCAGCGATGCCGTAATGGTCAGTTATAATGACGTGGCTGATAGGGATAAGACCCGTTTTATAGTGGTGAATGCCGTTCTGCCTAATCCTGATCCTTCTATAACCGGACTGCCCTGGAAGTTCCTGGATGTCTATTATCTGAAGGATGCCAAGTCAGACCCGGAACAGTTCTTAAGGCTGTCAGGTTTCGAGGAAAAACCTTTCGGGGCTCCGAGGTGGGAACCTATGGGAGTCTATGGAACCAGCCCTGCTATTGATGTCTTCCCGGATGCAAGACAGCTTCAGGTGATGGAAAAAGAAATTCTTCATGCTATCGCTCTACAAGTTAACCCTCCTATGATAGGAGACGATGAACTTGATATAAGACCGGGGGCCCTGAACCCTAACGCTTTGACGGGAGGAAATGATCAGGTAAGGCCTGTCTTGACCGTTGTTCCTGATATTAAGGGGACTTTACTGAAAACTCAGGAATTGAAAGAAGCGATAAATAAAGGTCTGTTTATAAACCTTTTCCAATCGATATTAAGCGCTCCTGATGTAAGGAGGACGGCCACTGAGGTTCAGGCACGAAGGGAAGAGGGCTTATTCGCTCTGGGAACAGTCGTTGAAAGATTTACCACTGAGGGCTTAAATCCTATGCTTGACAGGACATTCAGGATTCTTTTTGAGAAAGGTCTGTTTCCCGAACCTCCTGAAGAACTGCAAGGACAGGAACTGAAAGTCGAATATACTTCCATCTTATCCCAGGCTCAGAAAGCGGGAGCCTTAAATTCTATCGAGCGTTTCTTAGGCTTTATCCAGGTTGCGGCTCAGACTCATCCTGAAATAGTGGACTCCTTTAACTTTGATAAAGCGGCTGATGAAGTAGGACAGACTATTCCTGCTGAACTACTGAACGATCAGAAGAAACGAGAAGAGATCAGGGAAGAGAGAAGACAGGAGCAGTTGTTACGAGATCAGGCAGAAGCAGCGGCTCAGGGAGCGGATAATCTAAACAAGATCGCTGATGCCGATTCAAAGGGATCAGAGGTCGTTAATCAGGCTTTGAGGTAATATGAAATATTTTTTTGATACTGAATTTATAGAAACATCCGGTAGTATTGAGTTAATCAGTATAGGAATAGTCTCAGAAGATGGAAGGACTTATTATGCTGAAAGTGCTTGTTTTGATGAAAGAAAAGCTAATGATTGGGTAAAGAAAAACGTAATTAAAAAATTACGATGGTATGGGAATGAATACTCTAAAAAAGGTTACTGTAATGCAGGAACACAATTTACAGGCACCCCACAGGAAGTAACCGAAGTGTTCGGTACTCTTGATTTAATTTCTCAAACTGTCCGGAACTTTATAGGTGATGACACTCCCGAATTCTGGGCATATTATGCAGATTATGATTGGGTGGTATTCTGCTGGTTATTCGGATCAATGATAGACTTGCCTAAAGGTTGGCCGATGTATTGTCGTGATCTTAAACAATGGTGTGATCAGTTAGGAAATCCTGACTTACCGAAACAAGATGATAATGAACATCATGCACTAGCTGATGCTAAGTGGAATAAAACAGCTTGGCATTTTCTGGATAACTATCCAGTACAATAAAAGATGGAAACAAACGAACGTAAATCTCTACTAAGAAAAGGGCGTATAGATAGGTTGAAGGCGGCTATTACCAATATCTTGTCTGATGATACCGGGTTTGACTTTCTGATTAAACTGAGGAAATTGGGGATGTCGGACAAGGTTCCGGTTACTTTTAATGACAGTAACAAAAACTATTATGATTTAGGCAGACAATCCGTAGTGGCTGAAGTCATGGAAATGATTAAAAGGCATGATTTTAAAGGCTATATCAGGCTTTTGGAATATGAACAGAACTTAAAACAAAGGAAAGACGATGGAAACTAACACAGAAACGACTCCGGTCATTACTCCGGCCGATGGCTCTAATACTCAAGGATTGCCTACGGCTGCGGATATCGCTCCTGCGATTCAGACGGACGGTAATTTACCCCCGGGCCAGGCTCCTCCTGCGAAACCTGCTAATACTCTGGGTGCTCCTCCGGGAACAGACCCTCTTGCACCTCCCGCCAACACTCTCGGCGCACCTCCTGAACCTAAAAGCCCTGAACAACCTTTAGAAACTCAGGTTAAAGCCGAGGGTGTCCCTGACTCTTATAAAGCTTTTGATAATGCTCCTGAAGGATTCGCTATGGATCAGGCCACTACTGAGCTGTTTCAGAAGGCCGCTCTTACTCAGGAAGGAGCACAGGTCATAATCGACGGACTTAGGGAGAGACAGGGCCAGGATGCCATGTTAAGGCAACAGCAGTTGGGTAATATGCACATCGAGAATCAGACTTTGCTTAAGCAGGATGTGGAGTTCGGCGGAATGCACTATGAGGAGACGCTGAAGGATTCCAGAGCCGGAATGAACAGGATAACTCAGATGCTGGGTAATGACAATCTTTGGAAGGCTATCGAAGGAGCAAGTCTTCAAACCGATCCGGGAGTAGTCAAACTTTTCGCCATGATCGAAAAATGGCACGGTGAGAAAGGGTGGATCACCGGAGAAACCAACAGCCCTGAGAAATTCGGTAATGACCCGGCTACTAATCTTGGCATAATACAAGCACAGGAGATTAAAGCTGCACTCGCCGGCTGATATTTTAATAACCAATTAATGAGGAAAAACAATGGCAGATGACCGTTGGAGTTTGCTGGATTTTATGAAGAGGGTTGATCCGAATGGGGCCGCTGCTCAGATTATTCAGCTTTTAATGGAGGAGAATAATCTCCTTAATACCATGATGTTCAAACCGACCAATAAAGAGCTTACTCATCAGATTACGGTGCAGACGGGCTTGCCGAACGTTGATTTCGTGGGGATAAACGAAGGTGTCGATGCTGTTTTAGGTAAGACGGCGCAGATGGCTTTCGGAACGGGTTTCGTAGAGGCCAGGGATCAGATAGATATGAATCTGATCGAGACGCAGTTGAACAGCAGTTCTTTCCTGGAAATGGAAAGTATGATGAAGATGGAGTCAATGGCTCAAAAACTGACTTCCACTTTCTTTAACGGAACTTTAGCTACTCCGAAAGCCTTTGTGGGTTTTACCGAGTATTATTCCTCTCTTTCATCCAACCCGAATAATGCCGGGTTCAATATCATAGACGGTGGCGGTTCAGCTAACTTTCAATCTATCTGGCTGATCTGCTGGGGACCGTTCAGGAACTACGGTGTTTTCCCCAAAGCCGTAGGTACCTCCGGGTTCGTCAGGCAGTTCGATGGAATGCAGAACGCTACAGCCCCTAACGGCAAGACGCTAAGGGTCATGCAGACAGCTTATAAATGGCACTCCGGACTGGTGGTTGCCGATTGGAGAAGTACTGTCAGAATCGCTAATCTTGATATAGTGGAATTGAAAGCCGAGGCGGCTACCGGAGCTTCAGGCTCTAAACTGGTCAATTTCCTGATCGAAGCGATAGAGCGAATCAGAGGAGTGGGACCTAAGTCTCCTAATATATATATGTCTGAGGAAATGATGACTATTCTTAGAAAACAGATCATCAATAAGTTCAATGTCGATCTGACTTTTGATAGTGTCGCCGGAAAGCAGACTCTTATGTTCGACGGTATCCCCATCAGAAAGGTGGATCAACTGGTGACTGAAGCTCAAGTCACTTAATCAGATTAACGGAGATATACTATGATTTTTGACCTTTCACTGATTTTTTCAGATGATCAGGCGATAGTCGCCACTGCTTTTTCCACTAATTCCATAGAAGTGACCAACGGGAATCTTAATGGTAAACAAGTGGCTTTTCTTGATATCGCTCCCGGTGAGCCTGTCAGAATAGTGACAAGAATAACCGAGACATTCGACAACCTTACCTCTCTGCTGTTTGAGTTGTTCGTTAATAACGTGGACAGTTTTTCAGGTTCTGAAACTCTTGTTCTTCAGCAATCCAAGGAACTGGCTGATCTGACAGCAGGAGATACGCTGATTGATGCTGTACTACCTAATAACGTTCTGCCTGATCCTCCTAGTCAGAGGATATTTTATAAAGTGAGATATACCGTGACAGGGACTAACCCGGCAGCGGGAAAAGTATTTACAGGCTTCAGTTGGGGAAGTCATGCCGCTAATCATAACGCTACATAAGGGGAATAAATGCCTAGAAGTAACAAAGACCTTGAGGCTGAGAATACCGGCTTTAAAGTTGTAATTGAAAACTTACAGAAGGAAGTGAAAGAATTGAAGGCTGCCGCTGCTGATTTTTCTCTGGCTTTGATCTCAGATGATGACCTGACATCGGAACTTAAACGCCGGGATGCTTGGCCGAAAGTACCGACAATAGATACTATTTCAGATGAATCTCTGATAACTTTGATTGAACTACGGAAGATAGGGTTATATGCTGTGGTAAAAGAAGAGGTTTCTTTAGACCCACTATATTATGCCGGGGATTACACCTGTATAAACAGGGGTTATAATGATAACGGCAAGATATATAACTTCGGAACACCCTTTGTTCTGCAGAAGGATACTTATCTGAGTGAGAAACCGATGCTTCAGTATTTCAAACCTGCTACCGGAGTAAAAGACCCTAGCCTGACTCCTTTCGGAGTGAAGTTCAATAAAAAGGTACCTAATACCTCGGAGTCCAGATATATCGAGACATTCAAGAATAATCCGGCGCTTAAAGGACAGGGTAAAGGGATGCCGACTCCACCGGGTAACTGATGTATTAAGAATTATTATAGTGAAAGTTAGTATTTCTGCTTGTTGGAGTTTCTTTAGTAACAGTAACTCTTTTTCGGCCATAATTGTTTTTCTAAAAATAGATTAATAAAATGGAATTTACTTAAACTATTATAATATGGGTAATAATTATGGCCGTCAACCCTAAAACTGTTCACTCCGAATAATTTTAATAAGGGAAAATATGAAATTCATTTTATTTAATAATCTTGAGGAAGGAAAGCCATTGTCCTGTTTTAAAGTGGGATTATTAGGGTGTACTTCCATAGAAAGTATTGCGCATGGTAAGGATTCAGGTAATATAAGCATATATTCTTATCGGGTAAATTTTAAAAATTTACCTTCACTTGAGATTAAAGACACTGTATATGTTTCAGACTGATGTCAGTAACCAAAATAGAAATATATAACCGTGTACTCCAGGAGTTCCAGGAACTGCCGATAACGAGCCTTTCGGATAATAACGAGAGGCGGAAGACCATAGACGGTTTTTATGATTCCGTGCGGCAGGAGGTATTGATAGAGCGAAAATGGACATTCGCCTTTCAGACTGTATCTTTAGCTCCGGTGGAGCTGCCTGAAGTCTATGACGAGGATTGGGAGTTCGCCTATGCTTATCCGTTCGACAGTCTTCAGTTAGGTAGGATTTTCGAGAAAGGGGGTAGGGATTGCGGTCATATCGTAAGACTGACTACTGATCAGCTCTCTCAGCAAAGCAAGATCATTCTGACGAATTCTGATCTTGCTTTGGCTTCCTATGTGCTGGATGTCACTAATCCGGCGTTATTCACGCCTTTATTCACTCAGGCTTTCGTTCTTAAGCTGGCGGCTTCGACTGTGGTGCCTTTGACTAATCAGTTTCCGGCTAAGGCCACATTCCTTACTTTATACAAGGAGATATTGGCTAAGGCCGATAAGTCCGATGCTCGTGATTCTAAAGATCGTGTCCCTAAACCTCTGACGGTTTTCGCCAGGGCCAGGGTAGGTGCCGGGCTTGATCCTGATGCCTGCCTGGATGAATCGACCGGACTTCACCCTTCTCTTCAATTCCCTTTCGTATGATGAAACAATAAACAATAAACAATAAACAATAA